CATCAATTGTTGGTCTACCGGGAGTGATAACCTAAATGGCCATTGGAATCGGGGCAATTGCATCGGGTGTTGCAGAGATTGGTGGGAACATCATCAATGGAATACTTTCTATTTTCGGAATGGGTGGTGCTCAGGATAAAAAATACCCGGATAATATCGGCGGGGCTGCAATATTAAATTTTACGAACCAACCAGACTTTAAAGACGGAGCATGGAGAGAAAGCAGGGGTTATGCATTCCAGGTGCACAGAGTAAGGCCAGGCGAATCAAAAACACTACCAGCCACAGGATGGAAAGAATTCAGGCTTCAAATTAATCCCCAAGAATTAACTCAAGATGAAATTTTCGCAATTGAAGTAACGCCCACTTTCAGGGGTGTGGTGGTTGAACATCATGGTCAGATTTTAAAAGATATTATGATATCCGGCACCACCGGAAAAACACCCAAGTCTAGAGAGGGCGGCTCTGTTAAAGGAACTGGCAGGCCTATCCTAGCATCTGGACACTCTGGTTTTGAAGAATTTCATGAACTGAGATCCTACATACGGGCTTATGTAGAACAAAAACGAATAGACGATAGGAACGAAGGTGAGTTAAGGCTTGTCTTTAGAAATTTTAAAGATAGTGAATTCCTTTTTGTAGAGCCTCAGAAATTCACCATGAAGAGAAGCTCACAAAGGGCGACCCTTTATGATTACGTTATTCAATTAAAAGCTATTGGTGTGGCCGATGCCCCGGATAAAGCAAAGGGGGATAATTTCGGTCTTCTAGGTGACATTTTTGATGTATTGGAAACGGCAACGGATGCAATAAACACCGCGACCGCAACGATTCAGGCAAGTATTGGGCTTTTAAGACGTGCTGAACAGAATATAGAAAATAAGATTCTAGGGCCGCTCATCGCAATAAATAATGCGGCTTTAGCAATTAAGGGTGGTGCGAACTCTCTTTTTGGAGAGCACGGTGTGACGAGACGCTCTGTTGAAAAGCTTAAGGTAGAGATCGAAAGAGTTGAAAACAACATGGGTGATTTGCTTGGCAGAGATATGGGGCCATTCAACCTATTGACCGGCAGGGTACCCACACTGAGCGGTGTCTCTGGCAGACAGTCTACCGCGTCTGAATTGAAGGCGTTGAACGGGCTACAAAAAGCGAAGCGTGGATTAACGATGCTTTTATCAGAAGACGAACTCTTCACGGCAGATTCGTCCAGACGGAACGAAGGAGTTGAGAGTATATTCGGTGGGAAGATAACGATCCCGCGAGCAAATTCTGCAAGGGCAGTCACAATAGACGGCCAGGATAATATTCAATCACTTGCAGCAAGAGAATTGGGCGATCCAGATAGATTCAGAGAAATTGTTTTATTGAATAATTTGAAACCACCTTATATCGATGTCCTAGGTGGAGCTGGTATTCTAAAGCCGGGTGACAAGGTCCTTTTGCCCAAGCAGTCTCAACAAGAATCAACTGGGGTCAAGAAGAATAAAGAATTCAATATCACCAAGCTTCTTAATGAAACAGAGAAGAATCTTGGGGTGGATATCAGACTGAACAAGAATAATGATATTGCGGTAGCCAATACAAACGATTTGGATTTGATAGCTGGCGTAGAGAATCTATCTCAGGCTGTCCTGGTCCGTTTAAATTTAGAGCCGGGTTCTTTAAAAAGGCATTTAGGGATTGGGACTGGTTTGGCAATAGGTTCGAAAGCAACATCTGACAGGCTAACTGAGATAAGAAATAACATAGTTTCTTCTTTCGGCTCTGATTTAAGAATTTCAAATATCCCGTTCATTGAAGTGAGACAAGAGGGCAACGCCACGATCATTAATCTAATTTTAAAGATTAAGAATTTAGATCAACCCATCCCACTTCCGATTACGGTAACTGGAGCAGCATAATGGCAATCTTTCAACCCCGCGTTTTTCCAGAGATCATGGGCGAAATGATAACGAGACTACTCTCGTTTACCCCGCTCACAGATGTAAATTTCGGCTCAGTGTGGACTACGATGCTCGAAGCTGCGGCTCAGGAAGACGATGAGCAGTATTTCCAAATGCTTGAAATAATTAGGGGTTTCTCGTTAGATACAACCACAGGTGAGGATTTAGATAATCGTGCAGAAGAGTACGGACTTGAGAGGCTTGATCCCCAAAACGCTAGTACAATTGTAACAATCAGCGACACGGCAGTAACCAAGGTCGTGACGGGCGTTTATTCTGGTGTGGCTGGCCCTGCGGCTGGGACTTTCGCAATTAATGGGGACAGTGCAACTGGGTTCCCCACTTCTGGTTCTATCGTTATAGGTCGAAACACTACGAATGTAGAAACAGTTCCATATACTTCTATTACGGTTTTGCCAAACTTCGTCACATTTAACCTAGGTGCGGCTTTAGGTTTTGATCATGGTACCGATGAGACAATCATATTAGCGAACGGTGGGGATCGCATCATTCCAGCCGGTTCGGTTGTTTACGTACCCAGTTCTGACATAAGTGCTCGGATAGATTTTACAACGGATGCGATTGCCACGATTCTTGATGGGGACAGATCTATTGAGAATGTGCAGGTAACGGCAAGTGATGCGGGTTCTGATTCGAATGTACCTATAGGATCGATTCAGAAGTTTGATTCGTTGCCATTTCCAACTGCGACTGTAACGAATCCACAGCGCGTTACGAACGGGACAGACGAGGAGACGGATCAAGAATTACGCGATAGGATAAAAGATACGATTCAGTCGCTTAGTCGTGGGACTGGCCGTTCTATTATCACTGGTGTTTTGGGGCTTGTTTCGACAGAACAAAACAGACGTGTTGTTTCTGCGTCTTTAATTGAGCCCACGATACCAGCGGATGTCGTTAAGCTTTTCATTGATGACGGTACTGGTTTCATTCCGACTTTTGAAAGCGTGGGGTTTGAAGAAGTCGTAACATCCGCCACTGGCGGGGAAAAATTTTTAAACATATCAAATGTCCCAGTTCTTAAAGCATTCATCGAAACACAGAATTCAGAGCCGTATGCTCTTGTTGGCGGTGAGTCCCTCCTTGTCGATGTCGGGGGGTTCGTTGAGACTATCGTTTTTGCGGGGACTGATTTTCAGGCTCCTGGGTCGGCCACGGCTCAAGAAGTCCTCACTCGAATCAATTCATCAGCTACTTTGTATGAGGCCAGAATCTCATCAGGTGGGACAAAATTTAGAATTTTCGCAAGAGCTAATAGCGAAGAAGAAATCCAAGTTACAGGCGGCTCAGCAAATACGGCACTCAATTTCCAGACAGACAAAAAGTTTACTACTAAGCTGTATCAAGAGCGAAATTTTACGCTAGCCCTTTTATCGAAGGACGGTAGAACTGCAACTATAGAATCTGGAAACACAGAGGGTTATGATCTCAGTTCTATTATCCAAAATTTGCAGGTTGTAGTTGATGGTAAAATAAAAAACCCATTAAATATTTTCTTTTCGCCAGCGGATTTCGGGGCTCCATCAAATGTTTCAGCGGAGGCGGTGAGAGATGTCATTAATACCCAACTGCCGGGCGCGACCTGTCAGGTTTCTTCAAATGATACGAAACTAAGATTAATATCCAACACAGAAAGAAGCATCACATCCCAAATAAGGATTATTGGCACATATGATTTGGTTTGGAATGAAGAGGGTGCTACCCCGTTTGTTGATCGAACCACTGAGGCAGAGGATGCGTCCACGTTCACTGTTTTCGGAGCTGATCTGGACTTTATTTATCTTGGCCATACTGATGTCCCTTATAATGTCATCTCTTTAATTTTTAGCACTGTCGCATCGGCAGCGGTTGGTGCCAAATACGAACAATGGGACGGATCTACTTGGGTTGAAGTTGGCGTGGTTGACAAAACGACCGATTGGCAGGCAGACGGATGTATCACCCTGGGGCCTAACCCGAATTGGGTAAAGACATCTGTAAACGGCAGCACTGCAATGTATTTTACCCGTGTTCAGAGGAACAATGCGGCTGCGATTACGGCCCCAATATTGGAAAAGGTTATTGTTTCAAGTGCGAATAGGGCATTCGGATTTTCAGAGGTAGAGGTTTTTGGAGCCAACAAGGATTACACATTAAACCGTTTCCTTGGGCAAATAGAATTAGAAAGCCCACTCATCGCAAACGACAGGATGACACTTGGTTCTCTTGATACCAGGGCATCCGTAACAACCACAGTGAACGGCAACTACGCGCTGTTTGGTGGTGAAGTATTTGATATTGAAATTGATGGAGTTTTACAGTCATATACCTTCTTGGCTGGTGATTTTTTCACGCCTGGTTCGGCTCTGCCATCTGAAGTTGCAACGGCAATAAATCGTGAATTTAAAGGTATCGTTGCAGGGACAGTAGGTGCTGGTCTTAGGGTTAAAATAACTACAAATAAAATGAACGGGGGAAGTCTTAAGGTTTTATCGAGCACTTCTAATGCGATTCTGTTATTCCCAGAAACGCAGGTCGACAACCTAATCGCTCATTTGTCAGCGGTTGAATCTGGACTTGCCGAACCTTATTCTTTTGTTGCAGGTGATACACTCATTGTTATTCTGGATGGCAATCTTGCTAATAATTTTACTATCCCATGCTCTCACTCAGGCACACTGACGGGTGCGGCTGGTGTTTCAAGTGTCGCAGACACAAGTTTAAGCACAACATTCCCGGTTGATACAGACTTGCCTGGGTACGAAATTGAAATGACAAGCGGTGCGCAGACGGGTGAAAGAAAGATCATCTCAACTTATACGGCTGGTACTGGCGTAATTACAACCACAACCCCATTCTCTGGAACACCGCTGGCTGGTGACACCTATGAGATCCTACCAGCTGACGCGGATCAGGTCGTAAGGCTTTGGAATAATACTTTGGTAACAACGGTCTCTACGGTGGCAGAAATCTCTGCATCAAATAGCGGTACTAATGTCCAAATTTCATCTTTAACTCCTGGCAGAGACGGTTCTGTTTTAGTATCAGGTGGATCTGGAAATGCCGTACTGGCATTCCCAACCACTACCGTAGCCGGTGTAGACGGGTATAGACATTTTACGGGCCTTGCAGAAGTGGTCCAAAAAGAAGTCGATGGGGAAATACGGGCGGCTGGGACACAGGTAGAGGTCATAGAGCCGATAAAGATTCCGATTACGGTTGAAGTCGATGTTACATCGGAAAGTGGTATTACTCTTCTTGCGATAACGAATGAAGTGAAAACTGCTATTTCAAATTACATAAACACATTGCCAGTCGGTGGAGACGTAATTGCGACAGAAGTTTTATGTGCAGTAAAAGACGTTACTGGTGTTGCAGACGTCACATTGATTTCGTTAGAGCCAAGGGGAGTTAGTGATAGAAACGTGCCGGTGGGTGATAGTCAATTGGCCAGGATTAATGAATCAACTATTATTGTGGGGTAAATGGCTACTAAATTAAACAAGATGGCAAGGTTCGTCCCGAGCCTTTATAAGCCGGATACGAACCCAAATATTCGGGGTACGCTTTATTCCTGGTCATTAGAAGATGACAATCTTGTCCAGCAAATAGCGAACGCGAAAGAGCAAATTTTTATTAAAACAGCACAGCTTCAATACTTAGACGCTCTTGGTTCAAATGTTGGTGTTTTTAGACCTACAGAATTTAACCTTGCAGACGCTCAGTATAGGCAATTAATCCCAGCACTCAGTTTTTTTCCAAAACAGATGCTTACAACCATTCAGACTGTATTGGATATCTTTTTTGAACCAAATAATCCTAGTGTCTTTGTAAGAGAAATCAATCCAAATGAAATCGTTATCCAAATACCCAGTTCTGTCCCATCACTTATTAGAGGTCTAAGAGGGTCTCACTTTTTTCATGCTTATAATTCTACGATTGTTTCAATAGATAATATCTTTAAAGAATTGGTAATTGATTTAATCGAGCCAACAAAGACCTTGGCAGTGGATGAATGGGCCGGGTCTACATTTGGCCAAGAATTAAATGAAGAAGATATTCTCTCCAATACCTCAGGGACTACGGGTATCACCGTTCAATTTTTCGCATCGGCTGACCTATCTGTTTACAGTACCTTAAAAAATGCCAATGTGACCAAGCCAGAATATCCTGGCTCATTCATGCCAGACCCTACTGCCCCTTTTACAACAACATCCAAAAGGGGGGTGTTGGGACAAACAATTACGGCTGGTGATATTTTAACCTCAATCACAATGATAGACGCATCCTCGATCCCAGATTCGGTTGGCAAGATTGTTTTTAATTATGGCAGACAAACACAAGAAGATTCGATTTCCTATTTCGGAAGGCCAAACAATTCAACATTGCTTATCGATCCTTCTTACACGTTTTTACAGGACCATGCGATTGGTGAGCCGGTTAATGTAACCGTGACGCCCTACATAAATCCACGAGCGGATGGCTCTGATTATTCAATTTATTTAACGGGCGTTACCGCAGCAAGAATTTTAGCGCAGCAAATCATTACGTCAATTGTAGCGGCTGGCGTTGTTATTAGATGGCTTATAATAGAGCCTGAATGTTAGATTTTCCGATAGGGGTTTAGTATGCAAAAGTTTCAACGGTTCACGGCAGATCAAAGATGGGATCTCCCTCAGTACAATAATATGAAGCTTCTCATTGAGGAGGAGTTTCAGGCTTATGCGAAATTCTTTATAACGCCTACTGCTAAGATTGTTCAAAACTGGCAGGTTGAGAACGCGGGAGGTTTGACTGTCAGAGTGAATCAAACGACCGATTCAACTCTGTTTGCGACAGAACGGGTTGGGAAAGAAGATTTTCACAGGCATCTCACCACAGATGATGTGATCGATCTGGTTCTGCCAGACAATATTCTCTCTTATGTCGAAGTCCAAATTTTTGAAAAAACATGTGCTGAAGACACCGTAGCGAAATGGGATACGACAGCCAATGGTGGCGTTGGGGCTCAGACTACCCAAACCGTTGATACGGTAACGGCTCAGGATTTTAGACTTGTTTCAAATACAATCGCCTTTAGTGGAGATCCAGACAAGTTGCCTTTGGCAGAAGTCACCACTTCTGGCGGAGTAATCACCCTAATAACGGATTCAAGAGACTTTCTATTTGATTCGGGTACCTATAGTTTTGGAGCACCGAGAACTGATATCGGCATCGGCAACATCAAAGAGATGTACGATGCGATCACGACCATTATCCAAGAATTTAAAGGTTCAGCCGAATGGTACGATGAATTCGGGACTGGTCTTTCAAACTTCGGGCTTCTAGAACGCTTTAATTATATTCTTACCGATGGTGGAGATGTTAGTTGGGAAAACCCAAACGCAAACGAATTGGTTTTTTCTGCCGATTTAAAAATTAGGGTTCCTCACAGAGCTTTCGATTATACGATTTCGGCTCAGACAGTCACTATTGCTTCAGATGAAGTCGCCTACGTCACTCTACCAGATGTCGGAGTCACACCAGGTGGACCACTTGCTGTTTCTGTCATTGCAAACGGCTCTTATCTCCTTGATGGAACTAACACAAGAAATTACATTCTCGCCTACCGTTCGCCAGTAGGAGGGAAGCTCTTTTTTGGTAACGGTTGGCAAGGTGTCGAATTAGAATCGGGTGAAATTACCCAATTGGGCGATGGAATAACAGATGCGCTGCTTACTGCGACTGGCCTTACCGATGAGAATGACGATACACCGCCATACACGTCTACAAATATCATTACTACGGATGCAAGTTTTACCACTACCATTTCAGAATTAGATGCAGAAGTTGAACGTCCATTGAGACTGCTTGCAACGGAACCGACAGAAGATGCAAAACTTAATTTCATCCCAAGCCAAGTGAAGAGGTCAGATGGAACGGGAAGAAGTGTCCCAGATACAAACGGAGCGGTCCCAAGCTTTGTAGCATCGAATATCGATTTCCAAGCCAAAACAACGGCAGGTGGCACTTTTGACATTACATTCCCTGCGTCTACCGTAGGACAGTTTCGAAGATGTGGTTTCACATTACAACCAAATGGCACTTTGAAGGCGATCTTCAGTGCAGAGGCGGGTTCGGTTGGTGCTTTGGCAGATCCGGGGACGCTGTTCGTACTTGGATTCCACGTAGGATGGATTGATTTAGAATGCACAGATGTCTCTGGTGAATTCAAAACGGCTGGTTCTGCGACAAATATTATTGAAAATGAAGTAAGTGGTACGAGTAGGATCGTTGTTTCTCCAAGAGCAACTGACATCACGCCAACAGATCTCTTCGATTTAAACGATGAAAATTTTGGCAACTATGTTATTCCAGCAGATTCTAATCGTGGCGCTGGGAATACCGATTTAACAGATTCGGCTAGTACGAATCCAAGGGGGTTGAGCCTTGCGGATTTAAAAGTTTCGCATGGTGTGGAATATATTTATGTAAATAAGGTAATGAGAAATGGCAATTACGATTCTAATGGGTTGCCGGAGTGGGAAATAGTATCCCCGAAACCGGACAGTAGAGTTAGGTTTTATGGATGGGGCTGGTCAACTTCGTTTGATAATAGGGGGGCCAGAGTAACATCGAACGGGGCTATTGGTAATTACATTGTAGTTACTGGAGTTTTTGATAGTTTTGGTAGTTTGGTCAATTTCACATCGTCCCAAACAAATGATATTGATGTATTAGTAGATGGGTCAGACACAGGGGTGAATTTATCCCAAGTCGGGGACGAATCTAACGAAGATTCTGGATATGGGTATAATTCGATTTTATCAGATGACACGTTAAAGGGATTAGGATTCGATCTGCACACAGTCAAACTGGTAAATAATACAACAGCCTTCATGAACTGTTATGGTTTTGTCCTTGTTGGTAATGGGGATGTTAACGAAGTAGCCGGGAATGCTTTCGTTGCTGGTGAAAAAACCGATTACAGCGAGGCTCTAGCCGTTGCCTTGCCGACAATAAATTCATTGAAAGGCTCTAGGATAGTCAGATACATAGATCCAATAGATCAGCTTAAAAAATGGGCCACACGAGACGTCAAAGATATTAATACAACAGTCGGGGCGATAACAGCTACCACAACAGCTTTGACCATGACCAGCACTACTGGGTTTTTGGCAAACGACATCCTTCTTCTAGAAGACGGTACGAATCAAGAACTGATTCAGGTTTCTAGTGTAGATAATGGGACGGACATAACTACCGTATCCAGCGCGGTTAATACTTTCACAACGGCTACCGTTAGTCTTTATGCACGTGTTTTAACAGATATAGACCACGAAGCCTTTGACGAAGAACCATTAGATGAATTTCATTTTAGAGAGTTTGGATACAGAGACACAACTTCGCCTGGCACAAGTCCAATTGGAACAACTCAGAACATGATTGGAATTTTACAAGACCATGTTCACGCACTCCA